TACTTTTTACCGTTATGTCCCGATTTGTTAATGATATTATAACTTTACGCAAAGTACAAAATATTATACCAAAGTACAAGATATGGTACTTGGCACGACTTATGCAAAGTAACGATTTATGTAACCTATCACAAGTGATCCATCTATTATGGCATATCCGCCATATTTAGATGTTGACATTGATAAGGATATGATGTATAAGGATACTACCTCACCGGCCATGAGCTGGAAGAGCTGGGACTGCCTAATACTGCGCGGTGGCCCTTACATTATAAACCCGGATCAGGTTAAGAGACATAATAGTCGCTATAAAAATCCTGGTTCGGGTTTTTCTTTGCCTTATCTCATTATTATGTTGACAAACACCCTACAAGTATGATATCAACTATTTGCTACTCGCAACCAACCTCCTGATACACATTTGGGGAGATAGGGAGTCGAACCAACAGGACACCTAAATAAAAAGGTTACCAGATAGCGCGCCCATCAAGAGGCAAGCGAACGTTATCAAAGCATTTTAAAAGGATAGCTGTGTTTGCAGCCGAAATATAACATTATAATTATTTCCTTGACATTATCATTTCAGTATGATAATAGTAATCATTACTGATAAGAAATTATCTAATGGTCGAACTCATTATCATACTCATGTTGTGGGCAATCATTGACATCTATTGCAATGGGTGACCTGTGGTTTGTACGTTTGAGATATATAACATGTGTACGCTTTTACGTACGACTGTAACTTGGTAGTGGACACTTTAGATATGTTCAACTACCCTATAGGTGTAAAGAAACTTTACAGTGGTATGAGTTGGGCAGATTAATTATACTGCCCATATGCGTAATAAAGGAGAGGATAATTGAGGATATCACAAGTTGTGGGAGTGATACGGTTATGATAGGTCAGTATGCATCAGGTCATAATGATAATATGTTGATATTATAGGGTAATACACTGTCAATGTCCTATAACTTGTATTATGTAAACCAATGGTAGGTTGGTATACTAACATACTGAGTTATGCGTATTATAGGCGTTATGTGTGGTTCGAGGGGGTGGCTTGGGGGGTGCCGGCCTTAGATGTAACGATATATCCCCCGTTGGAACTGAAAATTTAAAAATCAAGTGGTGAGCCCTACCTGGTGGGATTTCCTCCTTTACCTACTGGGTACGGGCAAATTTTAAGGGAGTGAGATATGGCTAAGAAGAAGAGGCAAGATATTGACATTGATGACCTGATTGAAGAACGTGTGGCGGCGGTATTAAGTGATAGGCTGGCTGAGATAGATTATATTGAAGATGCTACTGCGCTATTTTCAAAGGTATTATGCAGGGATTGCATGTATTGGGAGGTCTCGGCTATCTAGGAGGACAACTCCAGGGTTAATGGGGTGTGTCATTATGTACCTGTGCTTCCGCAGAGGAAGGCTACTGACTGGTGTTCTAAGGGTGAAAAGGCATGAAAGACGAAGTATTTGAATACTTTAAGGATAGGGGTTTTCTTTTTACTACTCTGAAAAAGGGTAATCCAGGTATAAAGCCGTCTCATATTAAGGCAGGTATGGTTGATGTGTATAATAACAAGTCTAATTTCAGGGATGATCAGATTGGTAGGGCTGCTTTAAGGGCGGCGGTTGTTATTGATGACCGTGAGGAGTATGAAATCGAGTTAAAGTTGAACCAGGCGATTAAGGATTTGGTGAAATTAAAGGAACGTTACAGGACGTTAAAGGTATTTCTTATCACGGGTTATATTTTACTTGGATATTTTGTATCTCTTGGGATTTTCATAGCATATCCTTATATGGAGAACTTTAAATGATATTGAAGCATAAATTAATGACTGCGAGTGGGGTTGTAAGGGGTGTTCCGTGTTATTGGGGGGGGTGTTTTAGGGGGAATGACCGTACAAATGATGGTCAATATGAGATATATGATGATGTAGTGGCTAATACGGCGAGGATTGTGCATCCTGAGCAGGAGGATGAGGCTACGACAAAGGCTCAAAATGGCTGGACATTAGGGGAGCATGTTATTGACATGGAGCGTGGTATGTATTTAGCCATGAGCGGAACTAATGCTAAGATAGTATTTCTTTACAGGGATAAGACTGATTGTGAGTGATACGGTAATTGTAAGAACCCTGGATGATGTTGCAAAATTATGTAAAGCGCATCATGAAACTGTCCGGGGCTGGGTTAAAAAGGGGATGCCACGGGAAAAAGACCCCAGTCATGGCAGGCGGTGGTTTTATGATATCAAGAAGATAGAGGAGTGGCGCGCTGTCAGACTTTCAGGTAATCAAGGTGCTGAGGCGGTCCGTTTATCGGATGATGAACTTGATATTGTTAAGGCTAAAGTAAAGAAATTTAAAGGAGCTATTGATTTTTACAAGATAAACCGGGCTGATCTTTTCGTTAGTAAGCAAATGGGTTATCAGAAGCTTGCGGATTATGTCCTGTCCACTATGACACATGTGGAGATTGATAACGCTAAATTAACTGAAAAGCTGGCTGTATTGAAGGTTTTGGATGTTGGATCAGCTATTTTCTACGACAAAGAGCGTTTAGAACGTGGTGAAAGCACCCAGAATGTCAGTGTGTTAATTACGGCCATAAAGGAGTTAAAGGATAAGCGTGAGCGAAAATCTATCCCAGAAACAGGTAGAGCGGCAACTGGTTGAGGATTTTCCGTTGTTCTTCCTTGAAATGAACGAAATGCAAGAGCGTTTCGTAAGATGTAAAAATAAAGATGGTCTTACCCCCAGAAGGCGGTTAGACGAAACAGGGAATAAAACAGGTAAAACATTTATTGGAATTGCCGAGGATCTGGCTCACAGCTTCGGAAAACGGTACTGGCTGGAAGAACACGACCCAGAATATAAGATAGATATAAGAGTCCCTAATATGGGTGTTCTGGGTTGTGAGACCATGATGCACAGCGTTCCTGAAAAGATTTGGCCGACGTTCAAGGAACTTATTCCTAAAACGTGCGTATATAGCACTAAAAAGAACCCAAGCGGCCAAATACACAGAATCGACTTTCAAACAGACCCGGAAGGTAATAAATGTGGATCTGTGATACATTTAAGAAGTTACGACCAGGATGCTGATACGTATGAGGGAATTGATGCCGGTTGGTATCACTGGGACGAACCGCCACCAAAAAGGATATTGCAGGCCGCAGAGCGTGGTAAGGTTGTAACAAATGCCCCTTCATGGTTTACCATGACCCCGCTAAAAGAGGCTTATATTTATGATGAATATAGCCTGAAGGCTTATAACTTAGGGGGGGATGATAATGAAATTGCGGTTATCCGTGGGGAAATATGGGAGAATTGCATTGATTGGTGTTTTAAGTGCCTATTAGATATACCAGAAAACAGGGAAATTGATAAGGAAAGTCAAAGACTTATAAGACCTATTAAGAGATGTCCTAATTGTGATAGGTCGATGGGTTTTATAACCAAGTCCGGGATCGATGAATACCTTAAAACCCTTGATCCAGAAGAAAGGGAAGCCAGGGAAAAAGGGCTATGGAGACATTTATCAGGGCTTATTTATAAAGGATTAGATAGGGACGTCCATACATATGAAGATTTTCCTCCCCCAAAAGCCTGGACAAAGATCGAGGGGATTGATCCACATGATGCTAAACCGACCTGTTATTTGTTTGCTATGATTAGCCCGGAAGAGATAGAAATTGAAAAGAAAATTCGCCATCGAATCTATATCTATGATTACCTACTTTTCAAGGGTGATGATATGGATACAATTGTCCGTAAGATTAAGATGAAGAGAGCAGAGCATGGTTATGAGAAACCTAAATTCATTGTTATGGACGCGAAGTATGGAACCCGGACGGAAATGGAAGGCAGATGTTGGGAGGATGAATTACGTATGCGGGGTTTGGGATATATTAAGTTGTCTCATTCAATACCTGGGGATGTCGCGCTTGGGCATAAAATTACTCGTGAATATTTTAAATTGCATCATTCTGTACTGCTTGGGACTGCAAAGCCGGGCATCATGTTTGCTCGTAACGGGTGCAGGGGAACAGGTGGCCCAATTCACCATATTTTCAATTACCAATATAAGGAAGGGCATGATAAGCCGAATGAGGAATTCAAGGATTTTAGTGACATTGTACGGTATATAGCTCTGGAACAACCGAAATATACCAGTGAACGAGAGGAAACGAAGCTTGCAGGTATTCTTGAAAAACGTAAAGAAGAAACCACTAAATCACGAAGGATGTTCTAAAATGCAAAAATTTAATGAGCAAGGGAAACAAGCTTGTGCTGAAAGATCGGGATTGGATATAGATGATCCACAGTTTGAGGATAAATATAATGTTTGGTGTGAAGAAAGAAGACAACGAATAGTAGAATATCTATCAGAACATTTCTGCCCATGTCATGATCATGGATAAAGAGGACTAAATGCCAGAACCAACACAAGAAGAAATGCAGAAACTCAGGTGGCTACTTGAGAAACTTGGAAACTCAGAAGAGTTCTGTAGACCTTATTTTGACAGGGCAAAGCGTCATTACAAGCTTTATAGATTTGGAAGTGCGGTAAAGGATGAGGATTGGCCTTATGTGAATAGGGTGAGGTCAAGGGATATCCTGGCATTTGTGGAAGATACCACTGCCTTAATGATCCAGACATTGTTTGCTACGAGTCCTTTTTACAGCATTATCCCGAGAGAAACTTCCATGATTATGATGCGCCAGGAAGGAATTGATCCTCTTAGAATAGGTAAGCAAATGGAGCGGAGTCTTGATTATCAGGTAGCGCATGAGGATACTGAGTTTTTCGAAGAAATGGTGGATTTCTTTAAGGGAGGGCATATTTTTGGTAATGCCTATATGGGTGTTTATCCAAAGTTTGTTGATGGTGAATATCTAAGACCACTTTTAAAGACAATTGATTATTGGGATGTCTTACCGATTGCGGGTGCAAGAAGGGCAACAAAGGCTAAAGGCATATTTGTGAGGGAGTTTGTCAGTCTTGGGGAACTGTTTGATCTTCAAAGTAAGGGTGTTTATAAAAATGTTGGTTGGCTGAAAGGTGCTGAATCTACGGGGAGCGATTCAGAAAAGAACTGGCACGAATTATTACTTCAAGAAGTGGGCATGACCAACTATGTGCAAGAATCAAATAATGTTGAAGTAATCCATTACTTCTCTGGTGGGCATGTTATTACTATCGGTGATAGAAAGAGGATACTGCGGCAGAGCAACATATTTACGTATGAAAAAGATTCAGATGAACTTGTAATTGCCAAACCCAGTCCCAAACCCTTCCCTTATGATCAACCTATTGTGATGTATAAGTACATGAATATCCCCCTTGAATGGTTCGCAATGGGTATCCCGGAAGTTTTAGAAGCATTGCAGGAAGACAAGAACCTGATACGATCTGCCCGAAGGGATAATATTGATCTTGTTATCAATAAGATACTTAAAGCCCGAAGTGGCGCTGACATCAATTGGGATTTACTGAAATATTATGCGGGTGCGATATGGCCACTGGAAAACCTCACGGATGTTGAGCCACTGGAAATGACGGATGTTACGCAGTCGAGCTACCAGGAAGAGGC